GGGATCTTGCTCAACAAGACCCGCGAAGAAGTTGCACGGGATCACATAACGCGGGTTGAGGTGCAGGCCAACTCGCAGATGCTCTTGGACCGGCTTGACCGCCTTGAGCAGAAGATCGACCGACTGATGGAGCAGCACCGTGCCTAGTAAGTCAAAAGCGCAGCGTAATCTGATGGCTGCTGCCGCCCATAACCCAGCCTTTGCCAAGAAAGTCGGAGTCCCGACCAAGGTGGCGAAGGAATTCAACAAGGCCGACAAAGGCCGTAAATTTAGGAGTAAGTCGAAATGAAGATGAAAATGAAAGGTATGGCTGACAAGGCCGGTCGCGCCATGAAGCGTCGTACGCCGGACACGATGGGCCGTGCAATGATGAAGGGCTACAAGGAAGGCGGCTCGGTCTACCGCAAGGGTGCCGATGGCATCACTGCTAAGGGCAAGACCAAGGGCAAGATGGTCAAGATGGCTTACGGCGGTAAGTGCTAATGGCGAGTGCGAAAAGAACTTCCAACGAGGCAACGCCTCCGCCGGATAGCGCAGATCGCCGGGAGTTCTTGAAGGAGCAGGAAAGGATGCGTCGTGAGCAAGAGGCGGCTGCTGCTGAGCGCCGTCGCAGGGCTGCGGCGCGTGAGGCTTCTTCGTCCGATGCGAAGCTGGAGCAGGCCGCGAAGGATCAGGCTCAGGCAGCGAAAGATCGGCAGATGAGAGAAGCTGCTGAACGTGCAAGGCGTCAGCCGATGTTTAAGCATGGCGGTGCTGTGAAGAAGTACGCCAAGGGCGGCTCCGTCTCGTCCGCGTCCAAGCGGGCTGATGGCTGCGCTACCAAGGGCAAGACTCGCGGGAAGTTCGTCTGATGATGCCGTCGCGTGGTATGGGTGCTATGGCTCCTAGCAAGATCCCTCGTGCCAAGCGACGTGGGGACGACAAGCCCGTGATCGGGACTGACGAGCCGATTCGCCATGCCAAGGGGGGCAAGGTGAAGAGCAAGGTCAACGAGGCCGGGAACTACACCAAGCCCGGCATGCGTGAGAGCCTGTTCAAGTCGATCAAGTCTCGGGCTGTGCAGGGTACCAAGGCAGGTCAGTGGAGCGCGAGAAAAAGCCAACTGTTGGCTAAGGAATATAAACGGCGGGGCGGTGGATACAGAGACTAAAATTTGTACGGGGTGCCAGCAAGAAAAGCCGCTGACTGAATTTTTTAGTCGCGGAGGGAAGTTGGTGCATTTGTACAAATCGCAGTGCAAATTGTGCATGCAAGCTAAGCGGCAAGCGTGGGCAGAACAAAATCGTGACCATTTAAATGATTGGCGGCGCAATAATTGGGTAGTAACTAATCGGCGGTTACGTCGGCGGGGCGCTACTCAAGACATGTATAACGCTATGTATGAAGCGCAAAAAGGTTGTTGCGCTTTGTGCAACGAACCAGAAGAAAAGTTTTCGTGGTTATGTATTGATCATGATCATGAGACCGGGAAAATTCGTGGACTGCTTTGTCCTAATTGCAACCGAGGATTGGGACTGCTAAAAGACAACGCAAATTTGTTGCAAAAAGCAGCCGAATATATTACGGCTAACAAACCGTTAGAAGTTAGAGAAAAAGCATGAAAGCCCCACAGCAGTCGCTTAAGGCGTGGACTCAGCAGAAATGGAGAACCAAAAGTGGTAAACGATCTTCTGACACGGGTGAAAGATATCTTCCGGAATCTGCGATCAATGCTCTCAGCTCCTCCGAGTATGCCCGAACCACCGCCGCCAAGCGTAAAGGAAAAGCGCAAGGCAAGCAGTTCGTCCGGCAACCCAAGGGCATTGCTGCTAAAACGCGCAGCTTCCGCCAAGCGGGTAAAGGATAAGAAGTAATGGCCGACAAGACTACAGCCACAACCGACTTTAACCTCGACCTCAACACCATCGTGGAAGAGGCTTTCGAGCGTTGCGGCGCGGAACTGCGTAGCGGTTACGATCTGCGTACGGCCAAGCGTAGTCTGTCCCTGTTGCTCATGGACTGGTCCAATCGGGGCATCAATCTGTGGACGCTTGAGCAGGGCACGCATGCCTTGACCTACAACGTCGGGACCTATGACCTCCCTGCCGACACGGTGGACCTGCTTGACCATGTGATCCGGACGGGCACGGGCACGAACCAGATCGACATCAACATCAGCCGGATTTCGTCCAGCACCTACGTTGCCATCCCGAACAAAAACGCGACGGGGCGTCCGATCCAGATCTGGATCAATCGTCGTACGGGTGCAACCGATGCCAATAATATCGTGGTCTATCCGCAGTTCACGGTGTGGCCGAAGCCCGACAACAGCACCCCGTACACCATTTACTACACCCGGCTGCGCCGCATGTTCGACGTGGGTAATGGCTCTAACGGGCAGGATATCCCGTTCCGCTTCCTGCCCTGCATGGTCGCGGGCTTGGCCTACATGCTCTCAATGAAGATTCCCGGCGCTGATGTTCGGACGATGACGCTCAAGGCTCAGTACGACGAGGCTTGGGATCTGGCTGCGGGCGAGGATCGGGAGAAGGCTGCGGTGCGGTTCGTGCCGAGACAGAGCTTCCTTGGGGGCTACTGATGCCTAATCGGTTTGCAAGTGGCAAAAATGCTATCTCGCAGTGTGACCGCTGCGGGTGGCGCTTTAAGCTGAAGGAGCTTAGGCCGCTTGTCATTAAGACCAAGAACGTTAATATCCTTGTTTGTGGGTCGTGTTGGGAACCTGATCAGCCGCAGTTGCAACTCGGTATGTGGCCAGTTGACGACCCGCAGGCGATACGGAACCCCCGCCCGGACACGACTTATTTTGCACCCGGCAATGATGGTGCGGGTGGTAGTAGAATGATCCAGTGGGGCTGGAACCCGGTTGGCGGAGCCCAAGCAGACGATGCAGGGCTGACCCCGAATTATCTCGTATCCGCTGGATACGTAGGCGATGTAACGGTCGTAACGACCTAGGAGATTGAGATGAAGAACGGTATGCGCAAGATCGCTAAGGAAGAAGTCGGCAAGCACGTGGCTTCTATGCATAAAGGCGTTAAAAATATGCGTGCTGGTGGCAAGACCAACAGCGAGATGAAGAAGTACGGTCGTGGCATGGCTAAGGTCATGAATCAGCGCAGCCCGATGCGCGGTTCGTCTGGCCCGAGGTAATCATCATGGGCAAGCCTGATTTCAAGTTCTTCGATTGGGACATGAATCCCATCGGCAAGTACAAGCAGCCTGAGCCGAACAACGCTCCTACGGGCGAGAACGGCTATCCGGAGACGGACGTGAACCGTGGCGTGACCCACATGGACATGCAGGGCTACGGCGCTGCCACCAAGGGCCGCAAGTTCATTGAGCGGGTCAAGCTCGACAAGGGTGGCTTGGCTGGCGTGCTGACGCGTCAGGGCAAAGAGCGGTAATACTTTTAGACCATGAACTACGCAACGCTTACAGCATTGGTACAGCAGTACTGCGAATCGACTGAACCGTCGTTCGTAGCGAACATCCCTACCTTTGTGCAGCTTGCGGAAGAGCGGATCTATAACTCGGTCCAGATCCCGGCGATCCGTCGCAACCAGATTGGTACTCTGTCCATTAACAACAAGTACCTGACGCTGCCGAGCGACTGGCTTGCGACGTTCTCCTTGACGGTGATCGACCCGGTGACGAACGCTCAGGAGTTCTTGCTCGACAAGGACGTGAACTTCATCCGGCAGTCTTTTCCTGACCCGGATGACACGGGCATCCCGAAGTATTACGCGATCTTCGACGATAATACCTTGATCTTGGGGCCGACCCCGAACGCCGCGTATCAGGTAGAGATGCACTACTATTACTACCCGCAGAGCATCGTGACGGCGGGTACGTCGTGGCTTGGGGACAACTTCGAGAACATCTTGCTCTACGGAACACTCCGTGAGGCTTACACCTACTTGAAGGGTGAAGCCGACATGATGCAGTACTATGAGCAGAAGTATCAGGAAGCCGTTGGTCAGTTGACCCGCCTTGGCGATGGCCTCAACCGGCGTGATGCGTATCGTTCTGGTCAGGCTAGGGTTCCGGTGAACACGTGATCTTTCAGACCCAAACGCTGAGCTTCAAGGCTGAACTTCCGCAGGCGGTGCATAACCTGCTGACGGATACGATCAAGCTTGCGCTCTACACGAGCAACGCGACCTTGGATGAGAACACCACGGTCTACACGACCTCAAACGAGGTTGTCGGCGGCAGCTATGTTGCCGGGGGCGTGGTCTTGACCGGCGTGACGATCAACACGGCGAACAACGTGGTCTACGTTGATTTCAACGATGCTGTGTGGAACCCGGCGTCCTTCACGGCGGCAGGCGGCCTCATCTACAACGCAAGCAAGAGCAACAAGTCCATAGCGGTCCTGAGTTTTGGCGCAGACAAGATCGCTACCAACACCTTCACGGTGCAGATGCCGACCAATTCATCCGATTCTGCGCTGCTTCGATTTACTTAAGGAGTTATTGAGATGCTTACCAACAAGGCTAAGTCGGTAGACGAGGCGGCGGCTTCGATCACCAAGAGTGACGGCGCGAAGGAAGGTCTTCGTGGCGGCGGCGTTTTCCGTGTCGAGTGCCGTGATGCAGAAGGCAACCTGAAGTGGGCTGCTGAGTCCGAGAACCTCGTGGTGAACGTGGGCCTTCAGGACATGAACACGCAGTACTTCAAGGGCGTCACCTACACGGCGGCTTGGTACATCGGACTCTACGGCGCGGCTGCGTCGAATACTCCGGCAGCTTCGGATACGGCTGCTTCGCATATTGGTTGGACTGAGATCGTCCCGTATAGCAACGCGACCCGTCCTGCGGCTACGTTCGGCACGGCTTCGACTGCGGACCCGTCGATCATCACCAACTCGGCTTCGCCTGCCCAGTACAACATCAACGCCACGGCTACGGTTGGCGGCGCGTTCTTGATCAGTGACAGCACCAAGCTTGGCACGACCGGGATCCTGTTCTCGGCGGCGGATTTCCAAGCCCCCGGTGATCGCAACGTTACTTCCGGTGACACGCTCAACGTGACTTACACCTTCAGCCTTGATGCCGCATAAGGAGCATCCTATGTACAAGAAAGGCGATATGGTTCGCGTAAAGGC